GTTGGATGCAATAGATCAACATTCTATAAATATTATAATAACGATTCTAAGTTTAGAGATAAAGTAGATGAACTACAGAATGTAGCATTAGACTTTGTTGAATCTAAATTGTTTAATCAGATTCATAATGATAATCCAACATCAACAATATTCTATTTAAAGACTAAAGGTAAGAAACGTGGATATATAGAAAGACAAGAGATACAGCATAGTGGAGGTATAGAAAGCAAACTTATTGAATGGAAGCCAGTAGAAAAGAAACAATAGAATGTAATACTCAATTCTATCAAACAGTCAACTCTGATAAAAGAATAATAGTACATCAAGGAGGTAGTAGATCAGGAAAGACTTATGCAATATGTCAATACATAATATATCTTTTAACAACAAGAAAAGAAAAGCTGATAGTAACTATAGCAAGAAAGACATTACCTGCTCTTAAAGGATCGGTGTTTAGAGACTTTATGGAAATAGCAGAACAAGTTGGTATAGTATATTTTGCTGAAATAAATAAAGCTGAAATGACATTTAAATACAAAAATCATTTAGTTGAATTTATATCATTAGACAATGAGATGAAGGTCAGAGGTAGAAAGCGTACACATTGTTTCTTAAATGAAGCTAATGAGTTTTACTTAGAAGACTTCAATCAGTTATCATTAAGAACTACAGAGAAAATGATTTTAGATTTTAATCCATCTGATGTTATTCATTGGATATATTCTGATATATGTACAAGAGATGACTGTGATACATACATCACAACCTTTGAAGATAATGCGTTTCTTGATCCTCAAATAAAAAATGAAATACTTAGAATGAAGGAAAAAGATGCAGACAGATGGAGGGTTTATGGATTAGGTGAACGTGCTACCTTTAAAGAAGGTCAGATATTTGATAACTGGAAATGGATAGATTATAAAGACTTTTTAGATCAAGAACATTGTGAGATAGTATATGGATTAGATTGGGGATTCTCTAACGATGAGACAGCTATCGTAGAGGTAAGGCGTAAGAACGATAGATTATATGTACATGAATTATTGTTTAAAAAAGGATTAACCAATCAAGACATCTATAACGAAATAAAGAATCTTGGATTAGAAGAAGAAATATTTATATGCGATAGTGCCGAACCAAAATCAATAGAATCTTTAAAACGTTTTGGAATCTATTGCAAAGCATCACAGAAAGGTGTTGGCTCTGTTATGAACGGAATACAAACAATAAAAGAATATGAAGTATATGCCTCAAAACAAAGTAAAAATCTATTGAATGAATATCAATTTTATATATGGGAATCAAATAGAGATGGGCAAACTATTAACAAAATAAAACAAAATGGAATGGATCATTTGATGGATGCGTTTAGATATGCCGTAACTACTGGGTTATCACGTGACACTAATCTTATCATTGTTTGATTATTTTTTGTATTTTTGAAAATAAATTCTATATATGGCAAATTTTCTTCAAAGAATTAGAGATGGACTAAAAGCGTTTAATGGTCAACAAACCAATGAATCTTACAATAGATTCATATATGACGTTCTTGGTAACAACACAATTTCAAACAATCAGCACAACGAGGACTACATAGATAAAGGCTATAAATTCAATCCAACAATATATTCCTTAATACAACTAATATCCAAGAGTGCTATTACTGTACCATATAAGATATTTGAAAAGGTTGATCCTACAAACATAAAAGAATATAAATCATTAACTGCTAATGGATTAAATGAAGATTCTGTTTTTAAAGCTAAGATGATGAGAAAACATATCTTTGAAGAAGTAGAACATTCTGCATTAGGTAAGTTATTAGAAAGACCAAACCCTGCACAAAGCTGGTCTGTATTCTTGCAAGAACTTATATCATTTGGTAAACTAACAGGTAATAGATATGTATATGGTATATCACCTGAAAACGGTGAGAACAAAGGTATCTACTCACAGCTATACAACCTTCCTGCACATCTCATTGAGATTAAATCAGATGGTATGTTCAAGCCAGTATCTAAATACACTATGGTTTATAACAAAAATAAATATGATTTGACTGCTGATGAGGTGTTACACATAGCTGATTTTAACCCTGATTATCAAGGCAACGGAACACATCTATATGGTCAGTCTCCAATAGAAGCTGGTATAAGAGTATTAACAACGGCTAATGAATCAGTAGAAACTAATCTTAAATTCTTACATAATCAATCTGCAAGAGGTATGCTAACGCCTGAAGATGATCAATTAACTCCAACACAAGCACAACAATTAAAAGATGCACTAAGAAGAAACTATCAAGGTAGTAAGTCTGCCAATGATATAATGATTACTGGTAAGAAGTTCTCATGGGTAAACTTTGGATTATCAACGTCTGATCTTCAATTATTAGAATCATATAATGCAAGCATCAAAGACCTATGTAATCTATATGGAGTACCTGTACAGTTACTAAACAATACAGATTCAACTACTTATGATAATTACAGGATAGCAAGAAAGGTATTATTCACCAATGCAGTTATTCCTGAATTAAACAAGATTAGAGATGAGTTCAATAGATGGTTAGTTCCTTTATTTGGTGAGAACTTATACTTTGATTTTGATTATAGTGCTATTCCTGAATTAATGCCTGAACAACAACAACTGATTGACAACCTATCAAAATCTTATTGGTTGACATCAAACGAAAAACGTGAAGCAAGTGGATATGGTATAGATGAAGATAATCCTATTATGAATGACTATTTAGTTCCAGCAGGGATGATGCCTATTAGTGATCTTGATTTAGCAATAGGTGATGATGTTACTTTTCCAGTACAGCAAACAACTGAAAATGAAGAGGTTGTAGAAGAAGAAGTTATAGAAGAAATAAGAGAGGATGAAGAAACTAAAGAAGAGATAAGTGCTAAGTTAAGAACAACATTAGAAAACAAAGTTGAAGAACATCACGAAAAGGTAGGCGATGATAAAACAAAAAGAACTAATGTAAGAACATTATTTGCAGTATATAAGAGAGGTGTTGGTGCATATAGAACTAACCCACAGTCAGTAAGACCAACTGTAAATAGCGAAGAGCAATGGGCAATAGCAAGAGTTAATTCATTCCTTTATGCTTTAAGAAACGGAAAATTCAGAAGTGGAAAGCATGATCAAGACTTATTACCTGAAGGACATCCAATGTCAAGTAAAGATAAAAAAGCTATAAGTGATGAGGTATATAGTACCGAACAAGAAGCAATGGAAAGAGCAAAAGAAATAGGTTGTGATATTACACATACACACGAAACAGAAGATGGTACTGTCTATATGCCATGCAAGGATATGCAAGAATTAGAAGAAAGATTACAAGAAACAAAACAGGAAATGTATGATGACTATCCTAAATCTGTAAAAGAGAACGCAAAGAAAGCTAAAGAAATAAATGAATCATTTAATAATCCTTGTGCTACCTTAGTTGGTAAAAACAGAGCAAACGATCTCATTGCAGGTCGTGGTCTGTCATTAGCAATCGTAAAGAAAACATTTGCTTATTTATCAAGAGCAAATGAATATGTAACTGGTGAATATATAGATGAAAAGGACAAACCTATTTGTGGTGATATATCTTATGCGTTATGGGGTGGCGATATAAAAGTTAAGAAAGTAGAAGATGATGTGATGTGGAAATGGTGCAAACGTATAATTGATAAAAGTGAAGAATAATGCCATTACCAAAACCGAGAGCAGGAGAATCTAACAACCAATTTCTCAATAGATGTATGATAGATGACACAATGTTATCTGAATACCCAAATAGAAATCAACGATATGCAATCTGTAATAACTTAGCAACAAGCAAAGGTTTACTGCTTAAACAAGCTAAAAGACGTATTGCAAATGGATTTCACAAACAAATTAAGTTGGCAGAGAAAAAGAATTATCCTATTGCTTATCAATATTATGTAAATGAATTTGATAAAGCCTCTAAAATGTTTATTGAAAACCCAACCATAAGTAACGCAAACTTCAATACTTTATTTAAAGAAGAAGATACTAAAAAGATGTATGGCGAAATGTATAAGCAAACTGGTCTTAGATTCGCTAAGTGGTACGCTGACAACTTTAAATTATTTGCGAAAAAGCAACTATCAACTTCAGCAATAGCAGATAACATGGAACGATATGCTAAGGAAAAAGAAAACTATTTAGCATTAGTTAGAGAGGTTAGTGCTGTAAGTGGCGTTGCTCGTGTTACACTTGAAAAGGTTTTAAAAGAATTATTAGCTGACGAAACATTTATGGGTATGGGTGAGGAAGCAAGAGTAAGAGAAATAATGAAAAGATTAAAATTTAAAGCACGATGGATGGCACGTAGGATAGTAAGAACAGAGACTACTGCCTCTGCTAATTTTGGTATTCAGCTATCTGCTTCTGATATTTATGGTGATGATAACTTAGTTAAAGAATGGATTGCTTCAGGTGGCAGTAGAACAAGAGAAACACATAGGACTGCTGACGTAAGATATGGCAATGAGCCTATCCCAGTCAATGAACCATACATAGTTGGTGGTTCAAGAATGATGTTTCCATCTGACACACAACTTGGTGCTTCGGCAAAAGAAGTGGTTAATTGTAGATGCGTATCTATACCGTTTGTGAAAATAGATTAAAACATCAATGAAAAAATTATATTATTTTTGGAAATAAAATATAAATTATGAGTAAGGTTATATATAAACAAGGTGAGATCAGCGACATTGATGAGAACTTAGGAATAGTAAAAGGATATGGTTCTATCTTTGGTAATGTTGATTCAGATAATGACATCATTGATAAAGGTGCTTACAGAAGAACAATCAAGAATAACGGTAAAAGAGTAAAATATATTTATCAGCACGACATCACAAAACCTATCGGTAAGATGAGAGAACTTTATGAAGATGATAAAGGTTTGGGTTTTGTTGCAGAAGTTCCTAAGACTACATTCGGCAATGAGGTTTTAGAACTTATGAAGTATGGAGTTATTGATGAGAATAGCGTTGGTATTATGCCAGTTAAAAAAGATTTTAATGATGATGGCGTTAGAGTAATTAAGGAAGTAAAGCTATTTGAAATATCAGCAGTAACACTCGCATCAAATGAAGAAGCAAAAATATTAGAGGTAAAAGGTGAATCTCAAAAGATTGACTATTACACAAAGAGATTTGATAATTTAATTAAGGTAATTCGTAAAGGAAACATTACGGATGATCTTGGTTATTTAATTGAATATGAATTAGAAGTTTTAAAGTCTTTGATTGCTCGTGATAATACACACCAATCAGATGAGGAACTAACTCGTGATAATACACACTTAGAGACTAAGAAAGATAATACAACTTCAGATTCAATAATAAATTATATGTTTAACAATTTAAATTCAAAATAATGGATGAGAATATAAAAAAACAGTTAGACGATGTTTGTAATATTATTGATGAGAAACTGGAGAAATCTGCTAAGTCAATCAAAGATAATGTTAATAATGAAGTTGATACTGTAATTAAAGGTGAGGTTAAGAACCTTACTGAAAAACATTCAGAGATAGTTGAAAGATTAGACAAGATTGAAGTTGAAAACAAGAAAGACAATTTTGATAATGTTTATAAAACTAAATCTGAAGTATTTGGTGATGCACTAAATAATAGTGAATCATTCAAGTCTATGAGAGATGGATCAAGAGCAAACGCTTCTTTAGAATTAAAAGCTGACGTTCTTATTTCATCTGATTTTGCTGGTGCAAACTCTGCAAGAGATGCTACTGGCGTTTTCAAGGTTGACGGTATTAAGCGTGATCCTGCGAACATAACTAATATGATGGGAATTATTCCAGTTGGCACAACTGATTCTAACGTAGTAAGATACGTAAAAGAATCTGCATATACTGACAACGCAGGTAATGTTGCTGAAGGTTCAGCACCTACTGATAGTGAGTTCCAATTAACGGCAGAAGATGCAGTAGTTCAAAAGACTACGGCAGTAATGACAATTTCACAAGAAATGTTGGATGATACTCCAGCGTTACAGAGTTACTTGTCACAAAGACTTCCTGCTAAAATCAATACTGCTATTGATGACCAATTAATTGGTGGTTCAGGAGTTTCTCCTAATTTATTAGGTTTGATGAACGGTGGTACTACTTTCTCTGCTGGTGGTTTTGCTAACGCAATAGAATCAGCACAAGAATTAGACGTACTATATGTTGCTATGAATCAATTAGCTTTATCTAATTATTCTGCTAACGGTATCGTTCTAAACCCAACTGATTTCCATAAGATCGCATTATTAAAAGATACTACTAATGAGTACCTAAGAGGTAACTCACTTGTATCTGCTGATGGGTTCTTTAGAATAAACGGTGTTCCAGTTTACATGAATAATAAAATGTCTGCTGGTAATTTTGTTGTAGGTGATTTCTCACAAGGAAGTCAAGTATGGCAAAGAGAAGGTTTAAGAGTTGATTTTGGTTATGAGGATTCAGACAACTTTAGCAAGTATTTAGTAAGCGTTAGAGGTATTGCAAGAATTGCACACTCTATCTACTTACCAAATGCATTTGTTAAGGGTGCGTTCTCAACTGCGAAAACAGCATTAGAGACTTCATAATTAGTAATACTAATTAGAATAAAAGAGGGCAACTAAATTAGTTGCTCTTTTTTTTTATCTTTGTTTAAATCAAAATTTATGTATTATGAAAATTAAATGTAAAACCGAAATAACAAGAGAGGGTATTGAATATCAAAAGGGTGATATATTAGACATACCTGAATCAAATGTTTCTAAGTGGATTGAAAAAGGATGGGGTGTTAAGATAGACACAAAGGAAGAAAAAGCTACAAAAGAAACAAAAGAATTAAAGGTTAAAAAAGAAACAAAATGATTAGCGTACAAATAGATTCTACGACAGGTAGTGAAATTGTAGCATCAAGTGAACTTAAATCTTATGCAAGGATTGAGACTTCTGATGATGATACGATAGTAGCCGAACTTATTAAATCAGCAAGAGAGAAATGTGAAGCATTTATCAATAGAGATATTGTAGCAAAGACAAGGTCTTTGTTTATAAGTGATATTGATCCTTCAGGTGAGTATGGTGATTTGTATAGACGTAGAATAAAGATTGTATTACCGTATGCACCTATAGCATCAATAACAAGCGTACAAACGCAAAAAAGTGATGGTACATTATCCAATATAAATTATGATACTTATGGCTTAGAAGATAAATATATAGAAGTATCTTCTGCATATACCGAAAACATAAAGGTAGTTTATACAACAAGTGGTCTATCATTTGACGATTTAAAATTAGCTATTAAACAATTAGCAACAACGTATTACGATAACAGAGCAGATTATGTTAAGGGTACTATTGTCGCATCATTACCTACTAATGTAGAAAGTATTTTATCCAAATATATTTACTATAATGAGTTATGATAAAAGCAGGGGATTTAAGATACAGATTAACGGTCAAAAGAAACACTAACTCTTCTGATGGATATGGTGGCTTTACATCAAGTCAATCAACGGTAGGTACTTTTTGGTGTGATCGTGAATTCTTAGATGGAAGGATGATATTTAGAGATGGTAAAAGAATACTGCAAACAGGAATAGAATTGACACTACGTAAAAACACAGCAACAACGAACATACAAAGGGGTGATATATTGTTTCTAACAAACGATTCAAATAAGTATAGGATCAACGAAATGTATGAAGAAGATTTATATACATATAAAATATTAGCAGATAAACAGCAATAATGGCAAAGAAAAAAGCAAGAATGTCGGCAGAAAGTAAAAGACGTTTTAATCGTAAGATGAAAGCGTTGGGAAAGTTTATAAAACCTAACAAAGGGTTTTCAAAACTTTTAG